GGTGAAGACTTAGGGTGGACAGTGCAAACTGCTGTTACCCTAAGTAACACTACTACACAACATGTAGACTGTACTGATGCCAGTGTAGTATACATAGAAACTAGTCACAAGCTAGACATAAACTTTGGTTCTGCAGAGGCTGATGTTACAGATAATGATATAGAGTTACCTGCAGGAGCACATAGTTTTATAGTTCCTAAAGCAGTGGGTAACTCTACTATCTTAAACTATAGACGTGCAGAAAGTTCTAGTACAGTAGTTCGTGTAGTTCTATCTTAAAAATATGCAATCCCAACATAACGGGGTTGCATAAATACAAGTTGTACTTACAAATTAAATATGTAAAACTATCCCCATAGATACAAGTGTATCATAACAGGGAGATAAAATAATGTTTAAACGTGTGTATAATTTTTTAAAAGAAACACAAGAGAAAAAAGTAGCTTACTGGCAATTACAAAATTTGTCAAATAAAGCACTAAAAGATATAGGAGTATCTCGTTCAGAGATATGGTATAAGGTATATGGCTCATAATCTTACAGAAAAACAACAAAAGTTTTTAGATGTTTTATTTACAGATGAGTGTAGGGGTGATCCAGTGGCTGCAATAAAAGCTGCTGGTTATGCCCCTAATACCTCTTCTTCAAAGATAACTTCAGTTTTGCAGGAAGAGATTGCAGAACTAACTAAAAAGTTTATTGCTTCTAGTGGCTCAAAGGCAGCTTGGGCTATGTCTGAAGTAATGACTAACCCCACAGATCTAGGTAACAAAGAAAAAATAGTAGCTGCAAAAGATCTATTAGATAGAGCAGGTTTTGCAAAAACAGATAAAATAGAAGTAAAAGCTGCTAATCCTTTATTTATTTTACCAGAGAAAGAAGATGTCTAGGGTACAAAGAACTTGGAGATTACCTAAACCAGATATTGTAGAAGGAAAAAGAATATGGTATCCTGTAGTAAGAGTAGGAAGAAAAATACCATTTGGATATAAACAAGATCCTAGTGATGAAGATATACTCTTACCAATACCTGAACAACTAGAACTGTATGAAGATGCAAAGCAGCACTTAAAAAGATACAGTTATAGAGATGTTGCAAACTGGTTAACTAAACAATCTGGAAGAAAGATTAGTTACGTAGCTTTAAATGAAAGAGTAAATCGTGAGTCGAGACTTAAGAAAGATCTTGCAAACCAACGCTACTACGCCCAGCGATACAAAGAAGCGAGTGACAAAGCGAAAAAAATTGAAGCCAGTATTGAAAGAATCCGAGGTTCAAACGGAGAAGGAATACACGCAAGAGATTGAAGAGCCTAAACAAAAGGTTATTTTTAAAGCTAATGATGGGCCTCAAACTTCTTTCTTAGCTGCAACAGAACAAGAAGTATTATATGGTGGATCTGCTGGCGGTGGTAAATCATATGCAATGGTTGTAGATCCTATCAGATACTTTGGTAATCCACAAGCTAGTATGTTACTTGTTCGTAGAAGTACAGAAGAATTAAGAGAACTTATTTCTATATCAAAAGAATTGTATCCTAAAGCAGTTCCTGGAATTAAGTTTATGGAAAGAGACAAAACTTGGGTAGCACCTAGTGGAGCAACTCTTTGGATGTCATATCTAGATCGTGATGACGATGTTATGCGCTACCAAGGTCAAGCATTTAACTGGATTGGTTTTGACGAACTTACACAGTGGCCTACACCTTATCCTTGGAACTATATGCGTTCACGTTTACGTGCATCAAAAGATAGTGGTTTACCTTTGTATATGAGGGCAACCACTAACCCAGGAGGACCAGGACATCAATGGGTTAAGAAAACATTCATTGATCCTTCACCACATAATAAATGTTTTTGGGCTACAGATATAGACACAGGAAATATTATTACTTGGCCTAAGGGTCATAGCAGAGAGGGTGAGCCTCTGTTCAAAAGGAAATTTATACCTGCCACCCTCTTTGATAATCCGTACCTTTCAGAAGATGGTATGTATGAAGCTAACCTTTTATCTTTACCTGAGCATCAACGTAGACAACTTCTAGAGGGTGATTGGGATATACAAGAGGGTGCAGCCTTTCCTGAGTTTAATAGAAAAGAGCATGTAATAGAACCTTTTGATATACCTAATAGTTGGGTAAGATTTAGAGCTTGTGACTATGGTTATGGTTCACATACAGGAGTTCTTTGGTTTGCAGTTTCTCCTTCAGAACAACTAGTAGTTTATAGAGAACTATATGTATCTAAGGTTATAGCAACAGATTTAGCTGATATGATACTAGAAGCAGAAGAAGGAGAAAAGATGCGTTATGGAGTTCTTGACTCTTCTTTGTGGCATAATCGTGGTGATACTGGCCCTAGCCTTGCTGAACAGATGATTATGAAAGGCTGCAGATGGAGACCATCAGATAGGTCTAAAGGATCAAGGGTTGCGGGTAAAAATGAAATACACAGACGTTTACAAATTGATGAGTTTACAGAAGAATCTAGATTGGTATTTTTTAATAATTGTACTAATACCATTTCTCAGTTACCTTCCATACCTCTTGATAAAAATAACCCAGAAGATGTAAACACAAATGCAGAAGATCACTTATACGATGCATTACGTTACGGTGTAATGACTAGACCAAGAAGCAATATATTTGATTTTGATCCTGCCGTAACTAGAACAGGATTCCAAGCAGCAGATGCAAGATTTGGTTATTAAGGATATAATATGGCAGAAGAACTAGAAGATATGATCATGGACATGGAGGAAACCTCTTCCATTGAAGATGTAGAAGAAGAAGAATACTCTGATCCTAAGGCTGGTCAAATTGTAGGCTTTGTAACAGAAAGATATAATCGAGCAGAAAACGCAAGAGAAACAGAAGAACATCGTTGGATACAAGCTTATAGAAATTATCGTGGTATCTATGGTCCAGATGTGCAGTTTACATCTTCAGAAAAATCTCAGGTATTTGTTAAGATAACTAAAACAAAAGTTCTTGCTGCCTATGGTCAAATAGCAGATGTTCTTTTTGGTGGTAATAAGTTTCCTTTAAGTATTGATCCAACTAGATTACCTGATGGTGTAGAAGAAGTAGCTAGTTTTGAAACAAATCCAGAACAAATAAAAGCTAAAGAAGCTATGCCAGATCTACTTCCTGGTGAAACATACCCAGAGTTTAGAGAAAGACTTGCAGGTTTAAAAGATAATCTAGAACCTGTTATGGATAAATTAGAACCTGGATATGCTAAGACTCCAACATCTCCACAGTTTTTTCCTGCAGAAGTTGCAGCTAAAAAGATGGAAAAGAAAATACACGATCAGTTAGAAGAGTCTCACGCTAAGAAACACCTACGTGCTGCAGCATTTGAGTCAGCTTTATTTGGCACTGGTATTATGAAGGGTCCGTTTGCTATAGATAAAGAATATCCTAACTGGGATGAGAGTGGAGAATACTCTCCTGTATTTAAAACAATACCACAAACAACAAGTGTATCTATCTGGAACTTTTACCCAGACCCTGATGCAGCTACTATGGAAGAAGCAGAGTATATTATAGAGCGTCATAAGATGTCTCGTTCACAAGTACGTGCTTTGAAAAATAGACCCTACTTTAGAAAAAATGCAATAAACAATGCTTTATCTTTAGGTGAATCCTACACAAAAGAGTGGTGGGAACAAGCTATGGAAGATGATGCACAAGAAGCTAAGTCAGAAAGATTTGAGGTATTAGAGTTCTGGGGTTTTGTAGATACTGATATTTTAGAAGAACAAGATATAGAAATACCAAAAGAGCTAGAAGATATAGAACAACTAAGTGTAAACGTATGGGTATGTAATGGTCAAGTATTACGTTTGGTAATGAATCCATTTACTCCCGCTTACATTCCATATTTTGCTGCTCCTTATGAGATGAATCCTTACAGTATCTTTGGTGTAGGTATTGCAGAAAATATGGATGATACTCAGACTTTGATGAATGGGTTTATGCGTATGGCAGTAGATAACGCTGCACTATCAGGTAACTTATTGATTGAAGTAGATGAGACTAACTTAGTTCCTGGTCAAGACTTATCTGTATACCCTGGCAAAATTTTTAGGCGACAGGGGGGTGCACCAGGACAAGCAATCTTCGGAACTAAGTTTCCTAACGTATCATCTGAGAACATGATGATGTTTGATAAAGCAAGGGTATTAGCAGATGAATCAACTGGATTTCCATCTTTTGCACATGGTCAGACAGGGGTGTCTGGTGTTGGTCGTACAGCCTCTGGTATTTCTATGCTTATGTCTGCTGCCAACGGTTCTATTAGGAATGTAGTTAAAAATATAGATGACTATTTATTAGCACCATTGGGTAAAGCATTCTTTAACTTTAACATGCAGTTTGATTTTGATCCAGAGATTAAGGGTGACTTAGAAATTAAAGCTCGTGGTACAGAAAGTTTAATGGCTAACGAAGTACGTAGTCAACGTCTCATGCAGTTCTTGCAGATAGGGCAGAACCCAACACTAGCACCGTTCTTTAGAATGGATTACGTGGTTCGTGAGATTGCTAAGTCTATGGATCTTGACCCTGATAAGGTAGGCAACAATATGACTGAGGCTGCTATACAAGCAGAGATACTTAAGAAGTTTAAAGAAGCAAACCCAGATCCACCTCAACCACCACAACAACAGGGTGTAAATAAACCACCATCTCCACAGGGCGCTCCTGCTGGCGCACAGGTACAGGATACTCAAGGTAGCGGGGGAGGTAACATAGGAACAGGAACAGCACCTCAGCCAGGAGAACAGGGCTTCTCAGGCAATAAACAGACAATACAGTAATGAAACTAGTCGTGAATAATACATTAAAACCTCTTGTAAATAATCCAGAGCTATACAATACTTTCTTAGAAGAGATAGCAGAACGTATTGCATTAACTCATATATCACTAGAACAGTCTAGGGAACCTGATGAGATGTTTAGACTACAGGGTGAGATACGTGTACTACGATCTTTAATGAGGCTTAGGGATAAAGTAAATGGCTAAAAAACAATTAGATAGTTTAAAGTTTGACAAAGGTGGATTAGCACCACCATCAATACTGTCAAAAACAAATAAAAAATTATCTGATCAAACATTTAATATGTTAAATCCACAATCTAATACAATATCTCAACCTGTATTATCCCCAATGATACAAAGTGCTTTAGGCTCTTCACCAGAAGAACTTACAAAAGAAATAGAAAACTATGTTGAAAATGTAAATAAAACTGAAAATCCAATTCAAGCTGTCCTTTATGCTAACATGCTTGTAAAAAAAGATGATAAAATACAGTTAAATTTAGATGAAAATATAGAAGAACATGTAGATCCTATAAAAGGATTTTTTAGAAATGCTCTAGGTATAAAAGAAGGAGATACCTATGACCCTAAAGAAAAAGCATGGTGTGCTGCATTTGTAGATGCAACATTAACAAAGATAGGTGCTGACAGATTAAAAGATAAATACTCTAGAATAAGAGCAAAAGAATATATTAACTATGGAAAAGAGGTAAACCTAAAAGATATTAGGGAGGGGGACATAGTTATATTTGATTGGAACGGTAATGGTGAAGGAGAACATGTAACTTTTTATACTGGAAAAAGATTAAAAGGTAAAGGTATGTTTGATGTAAAAGATGCTATTAGAGTTCTTGGTGGCAATCAAAGCGGTATGGGTGCTAAAATTGGTCTAGATGAATATGGAAGATCGGACCCTACTAAACAAGGTGCAGTATCTGTTAAATCTTATCCTACATCAAAGATACTTTCAATTAGAAGAATAACTAGAAACAATACACCTTGGGAAGGTGTAAAAGATGAAAACCCTTTACTTTTTTATCAAGGGAAAAAAACTCCAAGTTATGGTATGCAACAAGGTGGATTATCTGGACGTAATAGACCTAGAAGAACTGTTAGTGAAGACTTTGAAAAAAGATCTAGAGAAGCTGGTAAACAAATAGTAGAAACTGTGGCTGGTATGTTACCTGGAGTTGGTACTGCCATGACTGCAGAAGAAATACGAAAGGAGTTACAAAAAGAAGACCCTAACTATCGTAAGATAGCTTTACTTGGTGGTGCAGAACTCATTGGTTTAATCCCTGGATTAGGTACAGCAGCAAAGGCAGGGCTTAGAAAAGTAGCAGATAAGGTTGGTGCAGGTAAAATAGTAGAAGCACTAGATGCACCTAAGCCTAAACCTGAGTCTGAAATATTTGCTGGGGAAACAGGATTACTTCCAAGAGAAAAATCTAAAAGACGTAGAAGTAGTCAAATTAGTGAGAAAACAGAAGTTCCTAAATACTCACTACCTACGGCAAAAACTATGAAAGATTCTGGTAAGAGTAATAAAGAAATAGAAGATGCTACTGGTTTAATTTATGATGATAAAACTAATATGTTTAGGTTTGAGATTAATGATCAAAATGCCCAAATTAATTATTTTCCTAAAGGTGATGTTGATGAAATTTTATCAGAGGATATGCGACTAGAAGAATTTTTAAATCACCCA